GCCTCCGGCAGGCCCGAAGAGGCGACCGTCAAAGCAGCGGTCTACAAGCGCTATCCGGCGTTGGCGCAGACGGCGAAGTGCGAGATCGTCGTGCCGATCTGGAAGCACGACGCGGCCCAGATCGTCTACGGCGTCGTCCTCACCCCGGGCGTGACCGACTCCCAAGGCGACGACGCGTCAGCGCAGGAGATCGAGAAGGCGGCGCACCGCTACCTGGTGGAGTCCCGCAAGCACGACGTGCAGCACTCAGGCACCCCCGCCGACGTGAACACCGTCGAGTCCTACATCGCCCCGCAGGACCTCACGCTGTTCGGGCAGAAGGTCCTCAAGGGGTCGTGGGTGATGGCGACCCACATTGCCGATCCGGACGTGTGGCAGCGAGTGCAGAAGGACGACCTGACCGGCTACTCGATCGCGGGCACCGCGATCCGGGAAGTGCTGGCATGAGCGCCCCGTTCAAACTGGAGTGCGTAACGGTCTCTGTCGACATGGCCGACTTCCTCGCCGAGTCGCTGCCGCTGAACCGCCATCTGTTTGACCGGATGATGATCGTCACCACCCCTGAGGACGTGGAGACCCAGCGGGTGTGCCGCTACTACGGCGTCCCGCACGCCCAGACCGACGTCATCCGCTCGCGGTGGGGGGAGTTTCACAAGGCGAAGGGAATCAACGTCGGGCTGCGCCACCTGATCGCCGCGGACGGCCGCGATCCCTCGTCGGTCACGGCGGCACCGTCGGACTGGGTGCTGCACCTCGATGTCGACATGGTCCTCCCGCCCCGCACCCGCGAGCTGATCGAACGCGCCGACCTCGACAAGGAGGTCCTGTACGGCATCGACCGGTTCCTCGTTCCGAGCTCGGATGCGTGGCGGGCGCATCAGGCGATGCCGCAGATGCAGCACAACGACTATCACGTCGAGATGGACGCGTTCGCGTTGGCTCCCCGGTTCGCCGGTCAGCGGATGGGCGGGTACGCGCCGCCCGGGTTCTTTCAGCTCTGGCATCCCCGCTGGAGCGGCGTGCTCACCTACCCCGAGGAGCACTCCACGGCCGCCCGCACGGACGTGCTGTTCGCGTCGAAATGGTGGCGTAAGCAGCGGGCTTTGCTCCCAGAGATCGTCGGGTATCACCTCCAGTCAGAGGACGCGGCGCAGGGAACGAACTGGGGCGGCCGGGTGACTAAGCGCTTCGGTGTCGAGCCTGACGAATCGCACCGCCATCACCCCCGCCATCATCGCCGCCCCCCCGAGCATCACCACCACGAGCATCATCACCATCACCCGGAGCCGCCGCCGTACTGCGCTGCGCAGGATGAGGACTCGTGATCGACCAGCAGCTCGCGAGCGCCATGTCCAGCACCTACCAAGAGTGCTACGAGACAGTCCGGTCCAATCGAGAGAACCCGCTGCTCTGCGACTGCGATCAGGAGGCTCTGCGGGATGACTGCCAGAGGGCGTACTGCATGCTCGAAGCGGTGCTGTCCGTCGACCTGCCAGCGGTCATTGAGGGAGTGGGCGGCGTGCTGTGGTTCGACCCTGCGGCCGTGGCGGGAGTCGGTTAGAGATCCCGGGCCGGGTGGAGGCGAGAGTGAGCTCTTTCTGCTTGAGAGGCGAGTGCTGATGGGCCTGCCCGAAGGTCACCCGTATCACCCCGACATGATCCGCGACCGCATGTGCGAACGGGTCGCGGTGCTCACCGGCAAGGACCCGCGCGACTGGCCGCAAAGCGTCGGCTACGCCCTCGCGATCTCGCTCAGCCATGAGGTGGCGAACCTGTACGCGCTGCTCGCGCCGAAGCCCCGCGAGGTGACGGCGGCGGGTGACGAGTCAGACCCGCGCGGTGAAGACGCGCCGCTGCCCTAGAGCACACAGCACTCACTCTCGCCCTCACGCGGCCAGGGCCCGCGCCTGCTGCGGTCACTTCACCCGCGCGGAGCGCCCCACACCCCGCCGGCCACTTCCCTCACGGCCCCCGTACCGAGGAGCCCCATGCCGAACTTGAAAGCCCTCGACGTCCAAGTAGTGAGCCTCGTCGCCCGCGCCGCAGTGCGCAACGCCGAGAACCCCACCGAACCCCAGCGCTTTCTCGTGTGGAAGCGACAGGAAGGAGTACCCATGCCTGACCCCACCCCCGAAGAGCTGGCCGCCTCACTCAAGAAGGCCGAGGAGGAGCGCGACGCCGCCAAGAAAGCCGAGACCGAGGCCGCCGAGAAGCTGACCAAGGCCGAGACCGCCAACACGACGCTGAGCGCCCGTGTCGCCGAGCTGGAGAAGGCCGCCAAGCCCGAGGACAACCCCGCGCCGGTCGATCTCTCCAAGGCCGACCCGGCTGTGCGCGCGCTGCTCGAGAAGGCGGCCGCCGACCAGGCCGCGATGGCTGAGCGCCTGGAGAAGGCCGAGAAGGCCACCGAGGAGTCAGACAAGCTCGCCAAGGCCGAGCGCGAGACGCGCCTGACCCGCGAGTTCGTCGCCAAGGCCGAGACGTTCAAGTCGCTCCCGGTCGAGGCCGCCAAGTTCGGCCCGGTCCTCAAGTCCGCCGCGGAGAAGCTCACCAAGGAGGAGTCAGACGAGCTTGACCGGGTGCTCAAGGCCGCCGACGCGCAGATCACCGAGGGGCTGCTGTTCAAGGAGCAGGGGCAGTCCGGCCAGCCCGCCCCCGCCGCAGACTCGGCCATCGCCGAGGTCCAGCAGAAGGCCGAGCAGATCAAGAAGGCCGACCCGAAGATGTCAGACGGACAGGCGCTCCAGGCGGCCATGAGCTCCGACCGCGACCTGCAGGCCCGCTACCTCGCGGAAACCCGCTGAGCGGCCCGGCCGCGCAAGCACTGAAAGGACAGTGAGAACATGGCAACCAGCCTCGTATCGCAGTGGGGGCGCTACAGCTTCCCCGCCGGGGCCACCGGCCTCGCACAGTTCAGCTTCGTCACCCTGAACAGCTCGGGGCAGCTCGTCGTTCCCGCTGCCGGCGCGCTGTGCATGGTCCTCGACGACGCCCCGCCGCTCTTGGCCGGCGCGCCCGGCCCGTACGTCGTCGGCGTCTACTACGGATGCGTCTTTGAGGGCGTCATCAAGGTGCAGGCCGGTGCGGCGATCACGCCGCTCGAGGTTGTGACCACCGACGCCAACGGTCACGCCGTCGTCGCCGCGACCACCAACACGATCAACGGCGTGGCACTCGCCGCCGGCAACTCCGGCGACCTCGTGCCGATCCGCGTGTCGCTCTCCGGCGCCATCCACCCCTAGCAGCTTCCCCCGAGCGCTCGCGCTCGGGGCCTCACTTCCCAAGCACCAGCCCGCGGCCGTCAGGCGAGGGGCGATATCTGAGCTTCTGAAAGGAGCTACTGATGCCGCAGCCCTCGGCAGGTCAGCTTCACGTAGACACCTACCTCACCACCATGGCGGTGGCGTGGGCCCAGGACGAAAACAACTTCGTCGCGGGCAAAGTCTTCCCGATCGTGCCGGTCCTCAAGGAGAGCGACCTGTACGCGATCTACGACATCGGGTACTTCTACCGGACCGGGCAGATGCGCCCGCGCCCGCTCGGCGGCCGTCCGCCCTCGACGGGATACGAGACCACCTCGGGACGCTACTCCTGCGTGGAGTGGGGGCTCGAGCATCCGATCGACGATCGGGTTCGCCAGAACGCCGACATGCCGCTCGACCCCGATCTCGCGGGGATGCGCCTGCTGACCTCGCAGACGATGATTCAGCGCGAGGGTCTGTGGGCGTCGAAGTTCTTCCAGACCGGCGTGTGGGGCACCGACTGGCAGGGCGAGGCGTCCGGCCCGACCGGCAACCAGTTCCTGCAGTGGGACCAGGCCGGGTCTGACCCGATCCAGTTCATCCGCGGCCGGCGCAACGACGTCGCCTCGAGGACGGGCTACAGGCCCAACAAGGTCGTCTTCGGAGCGACTGCGTTCGAGGCATTTCTGAATCATCCGCTCGTGGTGGATAGGGTCAAATTTACCCAAGGCCCGGCCGCTTACTACGATGATGCTGAGGCGACCGTCGCGAAGCTCCTCGGCGTCGACGAGGTGCTGATCCCGTTCGGGGTGTCGAACACCGCGGCGGAAGGTCAGACGGACGCGATCAGCTTCATGGTCGACCCAATCAGCGTGCTGCTCGTCTACGCCGCGCCGGCACCCACGATCGACACTCCCTCTGGCGGGTACACGTTCGCTTACACAGGGCTCATCCCGGGCGTGATGAACGCGTTCGGTGGCGTGATCGAGCGTGGCCGCGAAGAGCTGGCGCACTCGGACATCCTGCAGATCCGCGGCTCCTACGATCAGGAAGTCGTCGCCTCATCGCTCGGCGAGTTCTTCCACCAGGTAGTGTCCTCCGACTACTCCGAGTCGACGTTCTGATGGCAGGCTTCATAGCAATCCTCCCGATCCGCTTCGGGGACAAGTGGCTGCAGCCGGGTGACCCGGTTCCCATGGAGCGCGGGCGCAACTATGGTTCGATGGTCCGGCTCGGACAGATCGCCGAGGTCAGAGACGGGGCGATGAAAACCGACCTGGCGGCCTTGAAACGTGCGGAGCTGGACGCTCACGCACGAGCACAAGGCGTCGAAGACCCTGAGAAGCTCCCCAATAAGGATGCTGTGATCGAAGCGGTCGAAGCGGCCTAAACGCGCGCGGGGCATCTCGCGAGCGTTCAAGCTTTCTGGCGTCCGGCAGTAGCCGCTACGCCGGGGTCGTTCAGATCGATCA